AAAATCCAGTCTGTCTTTGTTTATGGCTTCAAGGTTGTGGTGTTGGTTACAGTAAATACTATTTGCAACCCCTCTTATTTTGTTGACTTGCGGTTGACTTTCCATTGCCTGTTTCATTGCCTTATACCATTCATCGGGTGTGTTCAGGCAGAACTTAACCCCGGCATTGTTTAGGTGTTGCAGGTATGGCTCAACTCCAGATGCGATAACCGGCAATCCATACGCAGCCGCTTCGATTATTTTCAGTTCTGATTTGCAGCTGTTCCACTCGTTCTGTTCCAATGGTGCAAGTGCGCAGTCAAATAAGCGGTAAAAATTGCCGTACTCGTTTGGCTGTTGTGCGTGGCTGACCAACACCTGTGGTTTCAATACCGGGTTATTGCCATTGAACTTGTACAAGATGCTATCCCAAATGTAATTGTTTGCCATCCACCCACACAAAACAAAGCGGACATTGTCATGCTCGTTGCAAATGCGTTCAATGGCTTCTGATAGTATCATGATGTCATTGCTGTGGGTAAGTCCACCTACCCATCCGAATGTAAAATACTCCCGTTCCTGTGGTGTGGCCAACCATTGATCATCTGTCAGGTCAAGGGCATTCGGCAACACCTGCACATTGCGGTTGTACTTGGATATTTTCTGCGCCAAATAATCTGTGGTGGTGGTCACACCATCCGCATACCTGATGCCATCGATAATCTGCTGTTTCAGTTTATGCTCCCGAAAGTACTTATATGTCGGGTGGTGTTTTGGCAGTACCCAATAGTCATCGATGTCCACGATGTATTTGATATTGTTCTTTGCAAGGTAGTGCAATATCTCGTAGTTGTCTGCACCCAGCCACCTGTTGAAGATGACCAAGTCATAGTTAGATAAATGTGGTATTCCATTGCGTTCAAAGTTTTGTGATATGCTTACGGTTATATCATCAGGGTAATCAATTTGCAATCGTTTCAGGGGTGTATAAAGGCGGTGGTATTCAACACCACCCATGCCTTCCCATAATGCTAATACTTTCATTGTAGTAATAGGTATTTTATGCGGTCAAATATTGCCCTGATTTCAGCAGAATGTAATTTCAGATAAACCGTGCGGAGTTTGGTTTCTCTTTTTTCTGCCGTGCGGCTTAATCGTCTACGCTGTGCATAGTGTTTCATTCGTATGTTTCGTTAAAATATTCAAACGCATCAATGTCATCATCAAATATGGTAGCGTTTACCGCATCCAATATCTGTTGCTTTTCCATTGCCTTTGCTTTTTCAATGATTGTTTTAGGAAGCATTGTACCGTAGTAGCTTTCCACATTTTCAACCAACCAGTCTATTGCTGTAATTCTATTGCCCATCGAGATTTAAAGTTATTTTGATTTCGCCTGATACTGTTTGATTTACATCGGCAGTTTCTTTTGGTTTGCCGTAAACCCTTGAAAGCAAAGTTTCAATGGAATACAAGCTGCCCTTTTCAAGTGACTTCCGCATAGCATTGGCAATGGTCTTTTCAAGCACCGTTGCCTTCGGGTTCTGCCATACCTCTTTCAGCTCATCCAAGTCCATTGACAACATTGCCTGAATGGTGTCATTTATTTCGGCAAGTTTGTACCCTTGCTCTTTGAGTAGAGTGACGTACTTTTTTGGTCTGCCGTTGGGGTTTCTAACTTCCCCTTTTTGTGCTGGTATCAAATTATGTTCGTTTGCCATGTCTCTAATTTCTCTCTTTATTTTCCACAAGTAGGACACATTTCTTTCTCTTCGGGTTCATCCTTGATTTCGGGAAGGTCAATGCCCCATGATATTAACTCCTCTGCATCCCATTCATTTGCTAATTCATCCCAGTTCCATTCCCCAAAAGATACGTTGTCCTTTATCAAAAATTCATCACGCTGTTTGATTGTCCACTCATCTGCCAATATGATTGGAACTTCTGCCGCCCCTATATCGCAAAGTGCCTTATATCTCATGTTACCGCCTAAAATTGTGTAACCCCCAAAATCGGAAGTCACGCAAACCAATGGACGGGCAGTCAGCATTTCAGGAAACTCGATAAGTGACCGTTTCAATTTGGCGAATTTATCCGCATTGATTGTCCGAGGGTTATTTACGTTTGGATGAATTTCGCTTAACCTTACCCACTGCATTTTTTTTGATTATTACTTCGATTGAAAATTCCCCGTTGCTGTGTTCTTCGGGTTTGTCCTTATTGGTTGCCGTGTCAATGACTTCAATATCCCAATACTCTCGAATGCCTGTTGCAAGTAGTATGCCTTCAACTGAAAAAGTATGTGGTGGCTCACATGAATACGGCAGGTAGAAATATCGGTGGTCTAAATTCCATCGGCTCGGTAGTGTCTTTTTACGTTCGTATAGGTCACGATGCGGAATGCTCATGATGATATGACCACCGGGTTTGCAAATGCGATACCAGTTTTGAATTGCTGTGATTGGGTCATCCAAGTGTTCCAATACGTGGGATGCGTACACATAGTCAAATGTGTTGTCTGCGTATATCTCCATCGTGGTGGCATCGCAGTCATCTTTGTCATGGTGGATGCAGTCGGTCAATGAAATGGTATCAACTCCATCAAATGTATCAATCCTTCCGCACCCGATGTCAATCCCTTGTCCTTTGATGTAGGTGTCATAAAATCCGGATGCGAGTCTGCGTTGGTGTGCCTTTGCTGTTTCAGCCATATTTCTGTTTTATTATTTGTGTTAGGTTAATTTGTGTGACTTATTTTTGCTCATTTCGTTTTTCAAAAAAATCTACAATTTTAAAAAATATATTGACTATAACAAAACTTATAGTCGTTGCAACAAATGCCACGCCCACCCATACAAGGACTTTCATTGCTATTTCAGTTATGCTCATATTTTGATTTTAGTATTTGTGTCAAGTTCATTATTGTCCAAGCCCCATAGCCATTGTCACCAGTCGGAATGACGTTGTGTGCAGTCGGGCAGATTTCAACAACACGGGGGTGCTTCATTACTTCGGCTATTGCATAAGCCATTGACTGATTACCTACAAACAACTCACAGCCTTTTATGATGCCGCACAACTCCGCAAAGTCAATTACTTTCAAATGTTCAATGTCAGGTAGTTTGGCAGAAATGATGCGGTATTCATCAGGCAGTCCTACAAATTTAATCTTGTCCTGATACCTGCGAATGATGCTGTAATCAAAAGTAGGGTTGTGATAACGGGCAGTGCGGTTCAGGATGATTTGATTGTTACCTATTGGGGCAATGTCAAACGCTATCGGTTCGGCTAAATTGCAAGTTAGTTCCGGGTAGATATGAAAATACCACTGGCTGATATGCCCGGTGTAATTGTGGAACTTCCTGAATAGGTTAAAATTGTAATCCGTTTTGACCGCTTCATCTGTAATCGTACATTTGCCGATAAAGTCAGTTGACATCAGCAACGGAACAAGCATCTGCGCCATCTTCAAATTCATCTGCACTTTACCCATCGGGTGATTAAAATTGTACTGTGCTGGTACATCCACCTGTAAATATAAATGCACCTTGCTATCGTGCAATCGTGATGCTGCTCTCATTGCCGGCAGTGAGTAAATCAAATCCCCTGCGTTACCACCATGAATAATACTAACCATTGAGTGCTTCCCTATATAGTTTTTTTAAAGCATCAAACATACATGACCTACACGCTGGGAACGGTTGGCCATACAACTGCCTGTGTACCTCGTTGAGTTTGGCATAATACCCAGCTTCAAGCGCATACGTTCCCGTTTTATTTATCCGGTCGATGTGCGGTTTTAGGTCAAGGCAAAGTGAACGCTGTTCGGGTGTCATAGGTTTTTGATTATGAAGTAAACAAACAGGCTCACGCTAACCGAAATAATGCTGCCTATCATGGCTAATTCAATTATGCTCATAGGTATCTGTCAATTAATGCCCCAAAGATAGCACACAAAGCACCATAAATCACACCATATATTCCGTACTCGGCAATGAACCAAGCCAAACCAGTCCACCATGATAGGCAAAAGCCACATTCAAAAGGCTTAATCGTTGGCCGAAACCTGCTGTCAAGTTTGAAGATTGCAGATATTATCGGCGGAAAGAAGTACCGGGAAAGCAGAACGCATAAGGCTGCCACTCCCATAATGTCAGTCATCGTATTCATTGTATTTTTCTTTTATTTGTGTTTTTATTGCGTTTATGATTTGGCTTATTTCCCGGTAATTGATTTTGGTGTCACGGGCAATCATTGCCATGCTCTGTTTATCTTCCCACAACTGCCAAAGTTTTACCACATACCATTCGCTGCGGTTGAAATGGTTTGCAACCTCTTTGAAATTGATGCTTTCAACTGCTTCCTGTTTTCTGCGGATGTGGGTTTCATCATAATCTTCGGCTTCTTCATCGTAGTTTTCAGGTAGGGTTTCGGTTGTTCGTAGGAAATCACGATAAAACTTTGTATAACGGTTGCCGTTTACCGCATTGCATCCCACCCTTACTAAATAGTACACAAGTCCATTATTTTCGTGTAGCTTTATCAGGCGGTCTGCATCCATTTCACAGCATATAAGCAGAAGGTGTTGTTGTAGGTCGGCAGCAACATGACCCCCAATTTTGTTGCAGAAGTCAGGAAGCCATTTTGAGTTGGCTAATTCAATCAGTATCTTGGTGCGGTTTTCCAAGTTTTATTGCGTGGACTTTTTTGAGCCACTCTTTGAATTGTTTGTTATCCCCATACCGGGCATGGTCACGTCTGCACAATGCCATCAGGTTATCAATGGTGTCAGCGTGTTTGCTTCCACCCATTCCACGAGCTTCAATGTGATGAATGTCCACAGCAGCAGCACCACATACCTCGCAAGGAATAAATGAGCTTGTATCATAGCCGAAATGCTGCATATAGATTTTCGTGTGCTTCTTCACGCTACAAATTTTATTCGCAAATAATCTATTCTGTGAAATTGTGGATAACTTTTACACAAATAATTTAACAAAAAGTATTGCAAGTATAGAAAACTATATTATATTTGCGGTATGGAAAACACAAAAACACCTTTCGAACTGGGCTATGAAGCCTGTCAGCAATTTAACTACTGGGGAACAAACGATGAAAACCCCTACTGGAACAACTCCGATGAGTTCAAAGAATGGGAAAAGGGATGGGCTTGGTACATTACTCAAACCATTGAATGGGAACGCAACGAGCAAAGCGACATTGATTATCACGAAAGACAGCAGTACTGCAACGAATAAAACCCAAATAAATAAATATATGTTTAATTCAAAAACCCGAACCACTGCATCTATGCAAGTTCACACCACAGAGGATTACTTCCTTTTCAAATCTATTGATGGCAACAGAAACTTAAACCTGTTGCACCTTAACCGACTGCGAAAGTCAATGTCTGAAAAGTATTTATTTACTACAATTTTGGTAAATGAAAACTATGAAATCATTGATGGACAGCACCGCTTTGAAGTTATCAGAGAACTTGGACTGCCATTGCATTACATTATTTGTGAAAACTACGGATTGCCGGAAGTACACATTTTGAATGCAACCCAAAAGACTTGGAACTCGGATGACTATCTTGAAGGTTATTGCAAACTTGGTTATCCAGATTACATTAAGTATCGGATTTTCAAAAAGAAATATGAATTTCCGCACAATGTCTGTATGCCAATGCTTTCAGCTTTTAATTCAAATGCACACGGTTCAGATATTAAGGATTTTTACAACGGTAATTTCAAAATCAATAACTGGAAAAAGGCAATTGAAATGGCAGACAATATAATGCTATTGGAACCTCTTTATGCTGGTTATCGTAGGGCATATTTTATTTTTGCTATGCTTCAACTATTTGCAAAGCCACAATTTGAGTTTACAGAGTTTATTCAAAAATTGCGATTACAGCCAAGTGCATTGATTGACTGCCAAAGTTCAGCACAATATATCACATTGATTGAACAGATTTACAATTACAAACGTAGGGAAAAAGTAAATTTACGCTATTAAAATTTGGAAATTTAAAATCTTTGTTTTATAATTGCATATCGGAATAACAGGAATTGGAACCCCTGCCGACAAAGAAGATGAAAAAAGAAAATAA